GACCAAGCGAACAGCGAGATGACAGCCTATCAGTTCCGCGAAACGCTACAAGGTCACATATTGAACTGGGGTAACGGGTACGCGGAAATTGAGCGAGACGGCGCGGGGCGGGTAATTGGTTTGGGGCCGCTTCTGCCAGACCGCACATGGCCTGAACGAGATCCGGAGACACGACGGATCAGGTACAGAACGACGCTCCCCGACGGCGAGCAAGTATATCTCCCGTTTGAGCGCGTGCTACACATTCCCGGGTTTGGATTTGACGGGCTGGTTGGATACAACCCGGTCAAGTTAGCGCGGGAAGCTATCGGGATGGCGCTTGCGACGGAAGAATTCGGGGCGAGCTTCTTCGGACAAGGAGCAACCACTTCCGGGGTTGTAGAATATCCAAATACCCTTTCCGACGAGGCGTATGAACGTTACGTGAAAAGTGTGCGGGAAGCATATGAAGGGTTGAGCAAGGCGCATAGGCTAATGATCCTAGAACAAGGGCTGACGTTTAAGCAAATCACCATTCCGCCTGAAGAAGCCCAATTCCTCGAAACGCGAAAGTTTCAGGTTTCGGAAATAGCTCGTATTTTCCGGGTACCTCCGCATATGCTGGGGGACTTGGAGCGGGCAACATTCTCAAACATCGAGCATCAAAGCATCGAATTCGTTGTCCACACCATCAGGCCGTGGCTGGTGAGATGGGAACAAGCCATACACATGAAACTTCTGAGCCCTGCTGAACGGCGGGTGTTTTTTGCTGAGTTCTTGGTAGACGGTCTGTTGCGCGGCGACATCAAGAGCCGCTATGAAGCCTATGCCGTTGGCCGTCAAAATGGTTGGCTGTCCGCAAACGACATCCGGGAGATGGAGAACATGAACCCGATTCCGGGTGGTGATGTGTACATGGTCAACGGCAACATGATGCCGGTAGAACAGGCCGGGGAAGGTGGGGATGAAGGGTGAAACGGTTCTGGAATTTTCGAAGTTTCCGAAACGAAGCCGATGAGGAACAAGTCGAATTGCGAATCGAGGGGGAAATCGTCAGCGATGACGATGCGTGGATTTACGAGTGGTTCGGCGTTCCCGCCGCCACTCCGAACGCTTTCCGTCAAGCGCTGGCCGAACACAAGGGGAAAGACATCACGGTATGGATCGACTCTTGGGGTGGCGACGTATTCGCTGCGGCTGGCATGTACAACGCCCTGAAAGAGCACAAGGGCAAGGTAACGGTCAAAGTCGATGGCAAGGCTGTTTCCGCTGCATCGGTCATCGCCATGGCCGGCGATGAAGTCTTTATGTCCCCCGTCAGCATCATGATGATCCATAACCCTTGGTCAAAGGCTGTCGGAGAAGCAAAGGACATGCGTCACGCCGCAGATGTGCTGGATGAAGTAAAGGAAACGATTATAAATGCCTACCAAGCAAAAACGCGCCTTAGCCGCAACAAGATTTCCCGCCTGATGGATGAGGAAACTTGGATGAGTGCGCGTAAGGCGATCGCCGAGGGCTTCGCTGACGGTATGCTGTATGTTTCGACACCGCAGGAAGGCGAGGAAGTGCAAAACGCCTTCTCATTCAGCAGGTTGGCGATCCAAAACAGCGCCGACAGCGCTATGAGGCGGTTTTTCGAACAATGGCAAAAGTTTAACAAACAGAATGAAGTTCCCCCCGAGCCGCAAAACCAGCGGCTTTTTAATTTGCGCCGGAAACGGCTGGAACTCATTGAAAAAATCTAAAGGAGAGTGGTCTGAGGTGAAGGAGATCCTCGATCTGCGGCAGAAGCGTGCCGCGCTGGTAAATCAAGCCCGTGAAATTCTGGACCGGGCGGAAAAGGAAGAACGCAACCTTACGGCAGACGAAGAACAGCAGTATGACCGCATCATGAACGATGTGGAAGCCCTGCGCAAGGAAATCGAGCGCAAGGAACGTCTGCATGATGCCGAGCGCGAACTGAATCAGTCGCTTGGCGTTATTGCTGGTGGCCGGATTCAACCCGGTGCAAATGGGGAACCGGCAAACCTGCGGGCCTCGAAAGAGTACCGCGAAGCGTTCTGGACGGCGCTGAAAGCCGGTCGGAACGCGCTGACGGCGGATCAATACCGGATGCTGCAAGCGCCGGAAATCAAGAACCTGGTCATCGGCACGGATGCCGCTGGTGGCTATCTGGTGCCGGACGAGTTCGAGCGCACGTTGGTGCAGAAGCTCGAAGAACAAAATGTCATGCGCCAACTGGCGACGGTCATCACGACCGCATCCGGTACGCGGGAGATCCCTGTTGAGGCCGATTATGGCACTGCATCGTGGTTGGGTGAAACGGCGCAGTATCAAGAAAGTGATGCGACGTTCTCCCAAGTGACGCTTTCCGCGTACAAACTCGGCACGATCATCAAAGTGTCCGAGGAATTGCTGAACGACTCCGCATTTAATATCGACAACTACGTTGCCAGCGCCTTCGCACGCCGTTTCGCTAAGGCTGAAGAAGCCGCGTTCGTAAACGGTGACGGCTCGGGCAAACCTACTGGCGTTGTCCAAAGCGCGGAAGAAGGTAAAGTGGGCGCTGCCGGACAAACGACTTCGGTCACTGCCGAAGACCTGTTCGATCTGTATCACGCCCTGCGCCGTCCGTATCGCCGGAATGCAACCTGGCTGATGGCCGACAGCACGGCAAAAGCTGTGCGGAAGCTGAAAGACAACGACGGACAATATCTGTGGCAACCTGGTCTGCAAGCCGGCCAACCCGACGTCTTGCTTGGACGCCCGGTTGCGATCTCTGACGACGTTCCGGCAATGGCTGCTGGTGCGAAGTCGATCTTGTTCGGCGACTTCTCCTACTACTGGATCGCCGACCGTGTTGGCCGCGTGATGCAACGTCTGGACGAGCTGTATGCGGCAACTGGCCAAGTCGGTTACCGGATGTACCAGCGTGTTGACGGCAAGTTGATCCTGCCGGAGGCTGTCAAATACTATCAAAACGCCGAGTCTTAATTCTCGGGGGCCAATCGGCCCCCTTTCCCTTAACAGGGGGTGATTGGGCTGAAAGTCAAAATCAACGTTAGTATTGCGTCGGCAAATTGGAGTTATCATCCGGGGCAGATCGTCGATCTTCCCGATGACGTGGCAAAGACGTGGGTAAAAAGCGGCATTGCGGAGGTGGTTGATGATGGCGCTGAAGCTGATAACCCCTCCGGCAAGCGAGCCGGTAAGTCTGGCCGAGGCAAAAGCGTATCTGCGGATTGATACCAACGATGAAGATGCGCTCATTTCTGGACTCATCACTGCGGCACGCGAATACTGCGAGTCTTTCCATAACCGGGCCTACATTACGCAGACATGGGAACTGTCGTTTGACGACTTCCCGAACATGCCGCTGAAACTGCCGCGCCCGCCGCTTGTTAGCGTGGAAAGCGTGAAGGTTATCGACTCCACTGGCGCAGAAACAACACTTGACCCGTCCGACTACATCGTAGACACAGATTCCGAACCTGGGCGGATCGCTTTCACCAGCGGCAAATGTTGGCCGAGCGTTGAACTTGCACCAATTAACGCGGTGAAAATCCGATATACGGCGGGATATGACGACGCGCAAAAGGTGCCGCAGTCGGTGAAACAGGCGATGCTAATTTACATTGCACATCGCTACGAAAATCCCGACACCGACGATGTGCCGGAAGTGGTGCGAACGCTGCTGTGGCCTGACAGGGTGGTGCCGGTATGAGCAAAAGCCTTTTGGCACGAATGAAGCACCGCGTCACCATCTTCCGCCCACCCGGACCAGACGAAACCGACGAATATGGCCAGCCGCTTGAAGACCCGATCCTTGTCACAACCGTCTGGGCCGCTATTGAGCCGCTGCGTGGCCGAGAATACACCGCCGCAATGGCCGAACACGCCGAAGTGACGACGCGCATCCGTATCAGGTATCGGGACGACGTAAAACGCACAATGATTGTGCAATACAAAACGCCTGACGATCCAGACTTTGCGGAGTTTGAAATCATGCACATTATTCATCCCGAGTACAACAAGCGGGAATTGCAACTAATGTGCAAGGAGCGACAGTAAACATGGCTCGTCGTTCTGAAATCGTCGGCATGAAGGAACTGGAACGAGCATTCCGCGAACTCGGGAAAGTGCCACAATCGGCGGCAACGAAGTCGGCGCGTGCCGGTGGTCAGATTGTGTTGAAAGCGGCACGTGCAAATGCTCCGGTTGACACTGGGGAATTGCGCGACGGCATCATTCTGAAGCGGGAGAAAACCCGTGTTCGCGGCAAGGCGGTCTATGACGTGATGATGGACCCTGCCAAGAACGACATCTTTGTAAAGACAACGAAAGACGGCAAGCGGTATTATTACCCGGCGTCGCAGGAATACGGCTTTCTCACGCGGGACGGTGGATATATTCCGGGCTATCGCTTTTTGCGCCGCGCAATCGACGAGAACGCGGAACAGATAGAAAGGCGTGTTCTTGAAGTCGCCGGAAAAGAAGTAGACAAGGCTTTGCGGAAGGGAAGGTGATGCGGGTGGATTTTGAACCGGCACTTGTGCAAGAGTTGAAATCCATTGCGACGCTGGAAAATCGTATATACCCGCTCACCGCGCCGGAAGCAACAGCTTCTGGCGGTGTCCCGTACCTGATTTACGCCAGTAGCGAGGGTTTGCGCGATAAGACGCTAGGCGGCCATCTGGAATCCAAAGAAGTCCGGGCAGAACTCAATATCATAGCCAAAAAGTACAGCGACATGAAGGCGATCACACGCGAAGTGATCGCCTTACTTGTTTCCTTCGAGGGGCGGCAGATAGGTACGGGGGGTCCGTTCATCGAGGAATTGACCTATCAGATGCCGGTAGAGATGTACGAAAGCGAACCGGCGCTTTACCGGTGCGTGGTGGAATTTTCAGCATACCTAAGGGGTGATTAAATTGCCGAAACAAAGGGCGTTGGGAACCAAACTCCTGATCGGTGATCCGGGGGTGCCCGTTGGGCATCTTACGTCGATTTCGTCCCCGTCGATGTCGCAGGAGACGATTGATGTTACGACGCTTGACAGCGCCGGGGAATTCCGGGAATACATCGGTGGGTTCAAGGATGGCGGTGAAGTCACCGCTTCTGGTTATTTTGCCCCCAGCGACCCCGGACAGCAAGCCGTCTACACAGCGATGGAAAACAGCACGGTCGAAAAGTTCACGATTCAGTTTCCGGCCAGCATGGGTGCGTCGTGGGAGGTTGACGGCGTCGTGACGTCGTTCCAAACGACCGCTGAACTGGAAGAAGCGATCGGATTCGAAATCACGATCCAAGTTTCCGGTAAGCCCACGCTGACGCTGCCGACGGGCGGCTAATGAATAAGCGGCCCGGAGCCACGCGCTCCGGGCTATCAATTACAACGGGAGGAACGGATTTTATGACCAAACAAAACAACGACGTTGTTATCATCCAACTTGATCGTCCGCGTGAATTGCGATACGGACATAAGGCGCTGAAAACTCTTGCGGCACTCACCGGAAAAACGCTGGAGGATTTGGAAAACCCGACGTTTAACGTCGAGGACATCGAAAAGTTCATCTATTGTGGCCTTCTGTCGGATGCTCGCAAAAATAACGAGACCTTGAGGCTTGAGGACATGGAAGACCTTCTGGATCAGGCTCCGTCATATCAGCATATCATCGAGAAAATGCAAGAAGCATTCGCGGCCGCATTCGGTCCGGTGACGGAGGGAAACGGTCCGGGGGAGAATCAAAAACATGGGACTGGGACGAAAGCCTGAAAGCTGCGATCCGCGTGGGCATTCCGCTTGAAACATACAACGAAATGACACCTCATGAACTGAACCTGCATATCCAAGTGTACAACGAAACGACGCGGGAAAAAGGCGAAGAAGAACTCATCATTGCATACCTAACGGCTTACTGGAACCGCGTGCGGCGGATGCCGAATCTCAGGAACATTCTCAGCAGCATCAGGCCGCGTGAGGAAATGACGGACGAGCAGTTGCTCGCACAGATCAAAGCCATGAACGCCGCGATGGGCGG